ATGCGCTGGGCGAGTCTTGGGGCCTTTTTTGGATTTCTCCCGAAGATGTAGCGAACTGGAAGGTTGCGAATGGTATGGGGTAGACAGATAAGGATGGAGGCCCGGAATTCGGACGGGGTCCAGGTGGATGTTTCCGCCCTGCGCCTTGACGCACGGTGCGTGCGCTCCCGAGTATTCGACGACAACGAGCTGGAGGCTACCATCCACGGCGCGAGCGACGATACCATTGCGAAATTTCTCAAGAGAGGCACGAACGTAGCCCTTTATGCAGGGTATGAGCAGGGAGCCGAGCCCGGCCTGATATACCAGGGCAACATCATCGACTCGAAAACGTACCGCAGCGGGACGGAAATCTTGACCGTGATCCGCTCTATCGCCTTGCGCTCTTTGACGCGCCCCTTTACTTGCACTCCCGTTTGCCTTCATTTCAAGCCCGGTTCGGATGCAGGCCAAGTCGTGAAATCCATCGCGAACATCCTTGGCCTTGTTCCGATAGGAGCCGAAATGGCCTCCGAAGTGAAATTCCCCGCAGGATGGACTTTTGCAGGCCCGGTTTCGCAGGCCATGAAGAGACTGGCGCAGGATATGCGCACGAAGGGCGTGGGCTTGTATGTAGACCTGGCCCAAATGGTGATTTTTAAATACTCGGGCGACTCTTCTTATTCCATCGCGTATATTTCCCCGGAGAGCGGCCTGCTGAACCTTCAGGATACCACGGACTACGTGGAAGCCGCCCGCTCGAACTTGGCGAGCCTGGCGAGCAAGGTTGGCGAGGCTGCCGGGAAGGGCGACGATGTAGTCCTGAAGCCCGAAGATACGGACGACGCCTATAAGCTCCTTGACAAGATTTTTACAAACATGAAAAAGACCTATTCTGCCCGCACTATGGTAATGCCGAAAGTGACCCCGAATTCCCTGGTGCATATTGCCGACGGTAGCATGGGCGTGGATGGGCTTTTCGTGGTAGACCGCATGGAAGTGGCGGTCGGGAATGGCCCCGACTCTTCTTTTGCGATGGATTTGGAACTGATAGAGGCATAGAGGTTTATTATGAGCATGGCAGCAGCACTTGACGCGTATATGGCCGGGGCCTTTTCCTCGGTTCATACCTCTATACCCGCTTCCGTCGTAAAGTATGACGAAGGAAAGCATCGGGCGCAGGTCAAGCCCTCGGTGCGGATGCTCATGGATAACGGCGTTCAAATCGAGCTTCCCGACCTCATGGATGTCCCCGTCGTTTTCCCTTCCGGAAAATTTTTTGACCTGGAATTCCCGCTCGACAAGGGCGACGGCGTTCTGCTCCTTTTTGCAGAGCAGGACATTTCGGCATGGAAGAAAGGCGACTCGCCTGCGGTTCCCGCTACGGCCTCGCGCTTCAACCTTGACTCTGCCATAGCCATCCCCGGCTGCTCTTCGAAACCATCGAAGGGGAAAGCCCGCATCACGATAGACAAGGACGGCGTGATTACCTGGACGGCAAAGAAGTTCGTTTTTGACGGCCAGGTGGTGGCGACCGGCGACGTGATCGCTCGCGGGGATGTATTCTGCGGGCCTGCTCCGACCGGCCCCGGAGTATCCTTGTCGCAGCACATCCACCCGACGGCGGTCGGCCCGACAAGCCCTGCAACGCCTGCACCTATTCCACCGGAGGCATAGAATATGGCTCTTGATTTGACACAATTTAAAAAGGACTTGAAAAAGGCACTCAAAACTGCGCAAGGGAAGAACCAGAAGGACGGAGTCGATAGCGACACCGCTCTCGAGAACCTTGCGGATGAGCTTGCCGAAAAAATCGACGCCTACATCAAGACGGCGACAGTTTCCGTTACCGTGGAGCAGGGTATCGCCGTATCTGTTGAACCGTCAAGCGGGCAGGGGGCCACAACTTCAACCGGGTCCGGGTCCGGGAGCCTCTCATGATCGCGTCCGATTTCCGAAAATGGGGGTCGGGTGAGTGCCGGAACGGGTTTGGAGTGGGCCACCCGGCCTCCTCTTTGATTTTTCTTTTTGAAGATGTTTTTGTGTGAAAATATGGCCAAAATAAGTTATATTTAGGGAATAGAAAAGGGAACCTGGAAAATGCAGCTTGCGCTTGAGACATCTACATGGGACTTACATCTCGACAAGACTGGCAATATCGCCACGCTTTCCGATGCCGTCGCGCTCCTTTCGCAGCGCATCCAGTGCAGATTGCAGACTTTCAGGGGAGAGTGCTTTCTCGACCGCTCGATAGGCGTGCCTTACTATTCCGAGGTAATGAAGAAGAACCCCGACCTCGGGCGCATCCGCTCCCTGCTTGCAGCCGTCATCGCTGGGGTCGAAGGCGTGAAGAAGGTGCTTTCACTCGATTTGCAGTTTGCGACTTCCACTAGGACTTTGACCGTGCGCTTTCGGGTGCAAGGCACTTCCGGGGAAATTGCCGAAGGAGCGATTTAAAAAATGGAATACGTGACCGACACCGGGCTGAAGAAAAAGACCCTCCAGGAACTCCGAACCGAGACCGAAAATGGCTTAAAGCAAGTTTTTGGCGTTGGCTTCGAGACCGCCGTGGATAGTCCGAACGGGCTGCTCATTTCGCAGCTTGCGCTCGCAAATAGCCGCCTCTGGGACCTCGCGCAGGAAATCTATTCTTCGCTCGACCCGAACCAGGCGACCGGCACCGCGCTCGATGCAAGGGCCTCCTTTAATGGAGTGACCCGCAAGCCTGCCGAGGCCTGCACTGTGACGGCCATGCTCTACACCGAGGAAGCGAGTGCCACCATCCCTGCTGGCTCGATAGCGAACCGGCAGCGCGGCGACCTCGACTTTGCACTTGACGAGGCCGTGAGCATCGACCGCGCGTCATGCGCAGAGCTGATGCTCGATATATCCGATGTGGAGTCCGGCACCTATACCCTTGAATTTTCGTTCGGGAACGTATCCTGGGACACTACGTCATCCACGACTCTCGCTTCGCTGATTACTACCGCAGGCGGCATCGCTGAAGAAACCCCTCGCGGGCTTCGCGTGATCTATTCCGGCGGCTCGGTTGGCCTTACCGGAAGCATCCCCGATGGCCTTGTGGTTCAGGCGGGAGAGCCCGGAAACTTTACCGCCGTTTCCACCGGCTTGCAGACCTGCGAAATCGGGGAGCTCGACAACATCCCTACGAGCGTGGACGGCTGGAGCTCTGTATACAACTACGAGGCGGGCACCCCAGGCGCAGACCTTGAGAGCGACGCATCGCTTCGAATTCGCCGTGAAGCTGCCGCGAAGGTAAAGAAAAGTAAGGCGACAGACCCGGCAATAGAGGCCGCTCTGCTCGATGTTCAAGGCGTTTCTTCGGCCCGCGTTTTCAGCAACAGGGGCTTCGATACGGATGCTGATGGCGTGCCTGGTAAATCGTTTACCTCGCTCGTCGTTGGCGGCACCGATGCCGATGTGGCCCGTTGTATCTACGAGAACCAGCCATCGGGCATCCAGTCCTGGGGAAATACCACGGTGAACATCACCGACAGCCACGGCTTCGAGCAGCAGATTTCCTTCAGCAGACCGACGCCGAAGTATCTCTGGGTAAAGTTCTACTATCGTGTCTATGACGAAGAAGTGTTCCCCGGAGCAGATGCCATCAAGAATGCCATGGTAGAATGGGCCGAAAAGCAGTACACGCTGGGCAAGGATGTTATCCCGACAAGAATTCCGGGAGGCATCTACGAGCTCGTGGCTGGCGTAGGCGTGGCGATAGCGTTCGTCGCCATTACGGACAGCCCGGACACGGTTCCTTCCTCCGGCGACTACTCGTGGGAATTCGCGCTGACTATCCCGCCGTTCGCGTATGCGGTTCTTGAAGAGGACCGGATCGAGACTATCCTCGACAATGATTAAAGTCTAGAAATTAGGGTGCAGGCATAATGAGCGAAGTCATCACAAGCTATTCGGAAGCGCAGCGAAAGTATGTGCCCGAGCAATATAAGCGGAGCGAGAAGCTGCTCGGCTTGATAGATTGCGACCTTGCGATGGCCGACGAAATCGAGAAGGCCCTGCACGAAATCGGAGACTCTTTTACACTTGATGATGCCGTCGGCCCGCTGCTCGATTTTTACGGTGCCTATGCCGGAGGATTTACCCGCCGCGTTGGAGAAACTGACGACCAGTTCCGCGCCCGCATAAAGCTAGGAACCGGAACCGAGGACCTGCCTACTCTTGAGGCGGTCTACAATTATTTCGAGCTTGCACTCGGCATTACCGATGTCGGTCTTTTTCCGGTATGGCCCGCGGGGCTTTGTTTTGTTATTTTGCATGGCTCCCCGGAGATAGATGCCGAGGACCTGGAAAATATCGCGGCTGCATCTGGAGTCCAACTCGGACAAGGCACATTCCTCTCTTGCGAAGATGGGGAACCCTATGGGCTCATAGTCCTGGAGGACAACGGGCAACCGATTGTCGTGGACCAGCGTTGGCCTGATACCGAGTACGCCATGGTGGACGATGAGGGTTACTTGATTGTGGACGATGAGGACAACGTGGTGGTCGGCATTGACTACTTGACAACAAACGAAAGTTTTGAAACAAATTAAACGGAGGGCAAAAAAATTATGTTATTCAAAAGGATTAAGGACTGGGCGAAAAGCATCACCTCGTTCCGCACGGGCGACGTGATACCCGTAGACGGGCCGGCGGGTACGGCGAAGATGAGCAAGGACGACCTGCTGAAGGAGACGGCGCAGAATGCGTTGGGTAGCATTCACTCGTCAAGTGACACGGCAACCGAAGCCGACCTCGTTGCTGGTAACTACCTTGCGATTGATGGGGATAATGGGACGAAAAAACTCCTTGCCGAGGATGTGGCGAAGCGAAGTGTGCAAGATTACAATTCTATGTTGTGTAAATTGTTAGGTGGTGAAATATACAGCATTACAAGCGTAGACCATTACGTAACTCAAGTAATGATGCCCGATTGGGACGGCGCATCGTTTGTGTTGTCAAACACAGGTTCGGACACAATAACCGCCTACTTTATGTCAGCATATAGCAAAAATCCTGCCGATATTATCCGAACCATCTCTATACTTTCTGGCGAAAGTTACTCTTTTACTATTTCTAGAAACGAAGGATTGAAACAAATCAATTTTAATTCTTCAAGCGATTACTCCGTCGATTTCGAACTTGTCAATAATGCTGTCGAATCTTCACAACTGATTGCTGACACACAGGCTAAATTACAATGCGCTTGTTTGTTTCATGAAGAATTTTCCAAGAGCGGAGGAACGACACACGTCTCCGTTAAATACATTCCTGGGATTGCTTACAAAGTATCAAACACTAGCCAAGAGACGATAAATGTCTACTACATGAAAAAGGAATCTTCATTGCCTTCCGATGTGGTTTATTCTGCTACATTGGCGGCTGGAGAATCTTGCGAGTATATGATGGGTTCAACACCCATCGTTCAAATAAATGTCGCTTGTAGCAATCCCTACACATTCTCCGTTGATAGCGCGAACTCCGTAAAGTCTTTATACGATATGTTTAATTTAGCCATAAAGGACACTTTGGCTATTTTTGGAAAAGGTGTTTCTGTTTCCGGCTCACAAGTACCTAAAACGGAACACGTAGAAATAGACTTGTCTTATAAGGGTCTTTCGTACAAGGTAGAAAATAACGGAAATTCCGCAATCACTGTCTATTTCATGAAGGCACGCACTTCTAGCGTTTCCGATGTGCTGCTTTCTACTACAATAAATGCTGGAGAGTCTTGTGCATACGAAATTGGTGACTTTCCTCTTATGAGAATAAACGTTGCTTGTGATGCGGCTTATTCATTTGTTGTCAGTTTGTCCTCGTCTCTTTCTGGAATTCAAAGAATTACAGGACTTGGTACTTTTGCTATCATTGGCGACTCTTACTCTACATATCAAAACTATTTGCTTGAAGATGAGGCGGTGTCTTATTATAGGGATGGATATGTCTTGACATCAGTTAAGGACACTTGGTGGTTCAAGATGGCAAAAAGGCTCGGAATGTCTATGCTGAAAAACGATAGTTGGTCTGGCTCTACTATTTCTAATTCCGTACACGAAACTATGCCTTTAGCAAGTTCTATGGTTAATAGGGTCGTTGCAAACTTCGGACAGGCACGCGTATCCGAGCCTAAAGCAAATGTGATTTTCTTCTTCGGAGGAACAAACGACTCGATTCGTGGCTTGCCGATGGGGACTGTAAAGTATAGCGGATGGACTGAATCCGATTTGCTTGAAACATTGCCTGCATTGTGCTATTGTATTGATACACTCATTAAATGGAATCTTGGGTCTAAGATTATTTTTGTTTTGAACAGCGGACTCTCTAGCACGTTCAACGATGGAGTCGATGAGGCTTGTACTCATTATGGCGTGCCAGTAGTTCGCTTACATGACATAGATAAGACTTCAAACCATCCGACAGCAGGTGGGATGACTTCAATTTGTGAGCAGGTTTGCTCCTTCGTCCTTGCAGGTGCAAATGTTCCTACGTAGTGGGTACACGACCATCGGCTCCGTCATCGGGACGCAAATCGCCTATGCTTTGGAATAAACTAAAATTTTACGGATAACTTAAAACGGAGGAACTCCCCTATGCCGTACGATAGACAAATACCCGATGCACCCATTGCAGGGTCAATGTTGCCCAGGGTGGAAGCAGCAGACCTCAAATCCCAGGATATACTTGTCCTTACACAGCCCGGAAATCCTATCGGGCAAAAGAACAGGTCCATGGAGTTGGGAGCACTGTTTAGTTCGGACTTGTTCAAGTTCGCCGGGCTTTACAATTCTTTAATCAAGTCCAACATCTTGGAATACTCCGGGGCACTTGCCAGTGCGTCCCAAAACTCGTTTACGGAGGTTTGCCACCTTGATGTAGACCCTAGAATGGATGTTGAGTTCCATGTTTTGGGAACCTCTAGCCAGGCAGGAGCCAGCGGTGACACCTACTCCAATTTTGAGTATGGGTTGCGGGCCAGGACTCGTCAGATGTATCTGCCGGATGACCAAGACCGGGACCTGGTTGTCTTTGGCGGGTATGCCGGGCGCAAGGATGCAGACGGGGGGCCTAGCACCCCAGCCTACAATGCGGTTTTCGGGCTATATCCTATCAACTACAACCCGTCAGCAGAAGAACTCGCCAACTATCCGACCAAACGGGTCACGCTGTTCTTGGCTGCCGGGATGACCAACAACCCGTATCATGCAACCATCCCATCCGAGTTCAACCTTAAAATCCAGGCCACCATCTATCCCAGCAAGTATGTGAACGACATTCTTGCGGCTACCACGCCGTGATGAGTTGAAAAATGGACATAACTGGAATAGACATTGCAGCGGTTGCAACCCTGGTCGGCTCCATCGGGACCGCCGTTGCCGCCGTTGTGAAGGCCGTGCAGGCGTGGCGCAAGGCGGAAGCCGCCGACACCCGCGCTATCGCCATCGAGCTCGCCCGCGAAAAGACGAAACAGGAACGAGACGCAGAAGTCGAGAAGCTGAAGATAGACGTTGCTGTTCTTAACCGGCTGAACCAGGAAACCGAAAAGCGCCTTGCCGAAGGCACAAACCAGTTCAAGGATCTAGACTCGAAGGTGGACAAGACGAACAGCCTGCTCCACGAAATTTTGGGCGCTCTCAATAACCGGGGGTTCGACGTTTCCAGGAAATCCGGGAACGGGGGGAACTTCTAGCCATGAAGCGACGGCTGCATGAATACGGCCTGCGGGTGCTCGATTTTGAGTTCATCCAGGGCCGCGAAATTCTCGAAGGCTTGAAGCTGAACAAGGCCCGGCGCTATCCGTTCGGCGGTGCCGTCGAGGGCCGCATCTACACGAACCAGGGCACCCTGTACTTCAAGACGGAGCTCGGATTTGAGTGCGACATGCGCAGCGGCCCGAAGATTGTGGACTGGTACGTCCCGAACCTTGGTACGCTTGCCGAGCGCCTCTGCTGGTTCGTGCACGACCTGAACGGATACGGTCTGGATCTGTCCTTCGAGGACACAAACCTGTTGCTATACGTGATGCTCCGCGACCTCGCCCGTTACAACTACGGAAAGGCGAAGCTGGTCCAGCTTGCGGTTTCGATTTCTCGGTCATGGTATGGCGAACCGAAGCCGGGAGAATGGTGCGCAAAGAACATCGGAAAAGTGGCTACAAAATGGGAGAGTAATAAAAATGTCAAGTAAGATAATCGAATATGCAGGGCGTTTCATCGGGGCTCCTTATGTATGGGGCGGCGATGGAAGCGGACGGTGCGGGGGCTTGTAGAAGCTTCCTGGAGGACTCTTGAATGAGCTTTGTTGATTACGCGATGAAATGGGAGGCGGCATGATATATTTAGACTCTAGTTCTAGAAGATTTTGTAGAGACTCAATAGAAAGAATTGAAAACTATGACATGGCCGTTGAGGATAAGTCTAAAACATGGGTGCTTCATCATAGGCTCGAACTAACCATTGACGGTCAATTTGCCCATTCTCGTAATGACCTCATAAGGATGGGAATGTACTACCATCGTCCTGCGTTTGAATTGATTTTTTTAGACAAAAGCCAACACATGAGAATGCACATGCGTGCTTTGAACCCAAATCGTCTCGCTTCTGTTAGATACAAAAAATCAATAAAAATGATGGGTAATAAAAACCCTTTAGGCGTTATACGTGACGAAGCGTATAGAGATAAATTTCGTGGTGACAAAAACCCGGCAAAAAGACCTGAAGTTAGAGAAAAGATTAGCAAAAGATTGAAGGAGGTACTTGCAAATGAGTCTCACTGAATACTTGAGTCATTTTATTGGTTCAATATATATATGGGGTGGGGATGGGACTGGACAAAAGTATAAAGGATGGGATTGTTCTGGACTCGTTCTTGAGGGTTTGTGGGCGTTCGGGCTTTACGATGGCCCCGACACTACCGCGCAGGGGCTCCACAAGGCGCTCAAGAAAAAGGGATGGGAGGAGGTCCCCTTCGACTTCATCGCTGAAGGCGACGTGCTCTTTTTCGGCAAGGATACGGAGCACATCACGCATACTGCGGTCGCCATCGGTGGCGGGCTCATGATCGAGGCGTATGGGTCGAGCAAATGCAAGACCCCCGAGACATCGACGGGAAAGGTGCACGTTCGCCCCATCCGTGAAAATCTTGTCGCGGCTCTTCGGCAAAAATAAGTGAAAATGTAGTCGGGGAGGCTACTAAAAAGCCCTCGGGGAGAAATCCTCGGGGGCTTCGGTTTTATGTGGATGCTTTTTATACGCGTACAGCCATAAAAAGTTCACCCGGATGATCAACTCCGTCGCAAACGGCACGTTGAAAATGCACCCCGTCCGGTGTTGTGCCAAATTCCCAAACCCGGCGATAAATATATTTTGCTTCGCTTAACTTTGGGAAAAGCCCGGCGGCGCTGGCACGCTGATAAAAGGTTTCTTTATCAACAATTTGCGGTCCTATAAAATAACGCTTTTGCATCTTTGTTATCTCCTGAACCTCGGTTCTCCCCAGCATCCTCCCGCAACCGGGACCGGGCATCCTCCTAAAGTTTTCATCACGCCGTTTCGGTCGATGTAGTTGTGCATTTCATTCTGCGACTTCTCGAAGAGTCCAAGGATTTCGTCGAGCATTATCTTCTTCGGCTCTCTTGCGTTTCGCAATTCGTGCAGGGAAATCCTAGTCGACGCCCTGAAATCTCGCACCCGCAAGTTGACCTCGAACTTTGCAGTCGTGCGGGAGCCTTCCCTTTGATACCTTGCGGAGTCCTCGGGGTCGCAAAAAGCCCTTATCGTGATACCGATAGTTGCGACACTGGGGGTATAGAAGGCAACGTCTAGAGAAGCGCCTCGCGGCTTCATCATGTCGCTCGCCAGGGCTATGAGGTCTCGAACCTTGTCCTGCCATTCGAAAACCCAGAAACAGCTTGCGCAGCACTCGTAATAACCGGAACGACGCGATTTCCCACAAATTGGGCAGCTATGCAGCCTTTCTCGATAGCCTGTTCTGCGAGGCTTCCACTTGTCGCTAAACGGGAACCTTTTCTTGAGCAGTTTCTTTCTTAATCTATGAGTCCTTTTCATCTTTTTTTACCTCCGTTAATTCCTTTTTCTTGTTGTAGTCGCTTTTTCTCTTCTCCAGGATTTTCTCGCGGTTTCGCTCGTAATAGGACCGGCTTGCTGCACGGTGCGCCTCGGCGTAGGTAGAATATTTCTTTCTTTTTCTGGGCCTCGATGAAGGCACCGACCCGCGCCGGATTTCCCTGCGGAGCTTCGCGGCCTTCCTTACGTTTTCCCAGAAGGCATCTTCCTCTTTTGATCCTATGCCGAACGCGGCCTGGATGGTGCGGAGACGGACCGTCTCGGAAAAAGTGAGCTTCGGTTTCCTTCCTCTCATGCAGCCTCGCTCCTTACCAGATGCACCGTCATGTAGCCGATGTCCTGGAGCGCGATGGTGACGGCAGAAGGCATCTTCTTGTTCGCCCTGCGCATGGCTCTATACATCCTGTTATATGCCCTCTTGCGCTCCATGAATTTGGCATCCTTTTTGTGCTCGGCATACCAGCGGCGCGACTTTATGCGGCATACCTCGCGCCCGCGCTCGCTCTCGCGCCATTTCTTGTTTCGCCTCTGCATGGATGCGCGTCCGGCCTCGCTCTTGTCATAGGCCCTATGCTGCGCCCTGCGTTCAGGCGTTGCCTCGCGCTTCCTCTCGTATTCGAGCTTTCTTTGATGCGCTACGTCCTCCGCCAGCTTGGCGCAAGGCCTCATCTTTTGCGCGATGATGCTTTCCCAATTTTCCATTTTTTTTTTATGTCCTCGCCTCTAAAGCCTTTTTACTTTCGTATTCGGCAAATTTCTTGTCGCTGTCCCATCCATCTATAAGAGCCTTGCATATTGCCTCGACGCGCATCCAGTATGCGGAAACCCTATCGTTGCCGCCGTAGCTCATCGCGAGCATATAGGCCCGGTCGCGCATCATCATCAGTTCCGGCACGGTCATATCTTTGAGTAACTTTGATTTTCTCCAGCCTATTATC